TTGGGCCAGATACCCAGTTGTCTTTTTTGGTCCTGAAACCAAATGAACAACCGGCAATATCGCCACGTTTGATAAGTTCGGCTACATCATTCCCGTGGCTGGTGTTGGGTAGGTCCAGCTCAAAGGCCAGACCTCTTTCATCCTCACGTAAAATAAGGGTGCCTGCCTGGGTGGTGCCTAGCAGGGCCTTACTGTCGTGATCGTATAGGGCGCGAATGTTATCGCTCTCCAATGACTGGCGAAAAGCTCCTTTTCTGACCACTTCCCGAAATTCGCCTAAGTCGGCAGGTGTATCAAAAACGGCGGCATATCCTCGAACGCGAGTACCGCTTGCCCTTAGCTCATTGAAGTGTCGTAGCTCTAACATTCGCTTAACTCCTTACAGTGCCAGATCATCAGCCAGAACAAAGGCTTTTGGATTACGGCAGGCCATGTCCATCGTGGCAAGGATTCGTAATTGAATGTCGCCTTTCTCGTAGTAGCCGGTGCCGTATGGATTGGCTAAGATTTCAGCACTGGCCCATTGACCGACAACCAATTGACTGAAGTCACCCAGCAGGACGCGGCCGGTAGATGGGGTTCCTGTTTTGGCTTCCAGTTGGTTGGTCGTGTTTACCGGCAGTCCAGCCATGCGTCCGGCTTCCATCAGGTACTCGGCACCAGCAGTTGCTGATTTCAGGGTGGTTTTCAGCTTGGTGGCTGCGCCTGGGTGAGTGATGATGGCATTGGGTGTTACGTTCTCCAGCTCTAGCGCTTCCAGCAGCTCTACCACTGCGGCCCATGAAAGGGTTGCAAGGCTGCCAGTCTGAATCCCTGTCGTGTTCAGAATCCCAACGGGTTCATCATCAGCAGCAGCACCGTGCAACATCGCTTTATCAATGGCCAGGCCAATAACTTGAACAAAGTCATCCCGAATCATCTGTTCAATGCTGGGATTGGCTTGTTGCAGTAGTTGACGTGAAATGCTGGATAGTGCGCCCACATGTTTGGGGCTCATTTTGATGTTGTCAAACGTTTGGTTTGATTCGGTCAGTGCGTCACCTTCGGCTACCCAGTAGGCAGTATGGCTTCCGGTTGCTTTTGGAATCACTACATCGCCACGCAAGCCGGTCAGGATACGGGCACCTAATGAGCGCATGACCATGGCATTACGGAACAGACCGACAAACTGGTCAGGGCGGTAGTCATCAGGAACAATCTTGGATTGGCTGGTGGTGGTTTGGGTGGTACGTTGCTCAAATACGCTTGATGGCACCAATACACCCCCTCGGCTGGCAGTCACACCATGACGGGATTGTTCTTGTTGGTATTCAGCCAGGGCACCAGACAGGCCACGATGTTCTACTTGGGCCATGATTGCATCAGTAAGGCTTACACGGGCTTCCAGTGCTTTTAACGGCTTGTCGGCTACTTGTGATCGTTCAAGATTGTCCAAATACGCCTGACGCTGTTCTGCGGCTTCCAATTCGGTGACTTGGGACTTGATGGCATCGAACTTGGCGGCTTCATCGCCCGACAGATTGCGTTTTTCAGTTTCGGCCTTTGAAAGCATGGCACGCATTTCTTTGACCAGTCCTGCGCGTTGCTCTTGAATTTCGTTTAATTTCATTTTTCCAATACCTATTTACGTAAACGGTACTGGTTATATATCACGACCCATGCCCTGTGTGGTTGCATCTAAGCCACTGATTTTGTTATGAAAAAGTTTGATAAACATTGCTTATTCTACGGTCTATTTTTTGGAGTGGGTGACGGAGGGTGACGGGCTTCCGGTTACTTTTGTATGTGTGCTTATACTTACTGTTAGTACCCGACTAATTTAGTAAGGTAGTAACGCTCGCGCGTACATATATATACAGAGATAACCGGAAAGCCGTCACCCTCCGTCACCTTTTGGTTAATTTCTCCTGTAAGGGGTGTACTGATCGCTGGTTGTTTGCGTAAAATTCATCTTGGGCTTGATACCCATTCTGACGGCTCCGTACTTGGTTCTCTTGCCTGGCTCAAAGCGTGTGCCAATCATCGCATCGAACTCTCGCCGGCTCCACAAAGAATCTCCACGCTCCTGCTGCCAGTTATTGAACGATTTGTATAGCTCCTGAGCTAAGCTGGTAAACGCTGGGCCGGTGTCGCATTTTTCGCTAATCCATATTGCCAGATCGTCCATTTCCTCCATATACTCTTTTGACGCATTTTTGACTGATTCTGGAATCAATAAATCCCTGTCTCGTGTCCATTTCACCGCGCCGTCAATTGCCCACTGCAAGATACCTGGGTACTCATCTTTCAGTTTTCGCGGTAAATTAACGTCCTTTCTCACCCCTTCAAAAACTTGGGTAAAAGGGACCAGCACAAAACGCCGTGCCATCGCGTAATCGCCACCGGACAACAGCGGCTTGTGGTTACTGGCAATGACATGTTTGTGAGTAATGTTAAAAGTGAAATAGTCTTGCCGCATGAATCGTGCGGTAAAGGTTTTGTTGCCAGTGAGTGCCTTTATCTTTGACTGCGCCCATCGTGAATTGTTTTCAATCTCCGATGAGATAGCCAGGCGTTTTCCATGTAGTGCTGCGTATTCTGTGGGGTGGTCACCATGGTTTCTTTGCGTCAAACTCTCACTTGGTAGATCGTGCGAATAATCACCCAAAAGATCATGCAGACAATCCAACAAAACTGACTTTCCGTTTGATCCTATGCCGTAAAAGAAAAACAGTTTCTGCTCATCAATGGACCCAGTCAAAAGGTATCCCAATAGTCTTTGCATAAACTCGATCATTTCAAGGTTATTATCAAAAACACTACTTAAAAAGCCGTCCCACGCGGGGGTTGCTATTCTTTGCGGCGCGCATCGGGTAACTTGGGTAAAAAGCATGCCATCGCTTTGCTCTACCAACCTGCCTGTGTTTAAATCATAAACGCCGCCTGGCGTATTCAACAAATACGGGTATTTATTCCATTCGCTTATGTCTGTTGCAACGCCGTTATCTGACTGCGATAGAGCAATAATCGCAGAAACCACACCACGACTGGTTACGCGGTTCACGTTTTTGGGATCAACTGCATCCGCTGTAATCATGCAAATCTCCTTTGCAATCTTTTCACGTTGTCGGGTTTCGTCGCGTACCCAATGCGTGCCGGCGTTACGCATCCAGTCCAGGCCAGCGGTCCATCTGAATCTGCCTTTTATCTTTTTGGTGAATCGCTGCGACATTCCCAGCTCTGAACCAAAGGGGGCCTCAAGCTCCACCGGCTCCCATCCGTACTCTGCCGCTGTCCTGGTGATGAACTTCCATGTTTTACTATGGTCCTTCGCTTGGCTAAAACCTTCCCACCTGGCTTTTAAATCATCCACGCCTTGGTACTCTGGGTATCGTGCTGAATCCCAATTCCATATATCAAAAGCGTCAGGCTGGCCAGTGAAGTGAAGGCCAAAACCGCACCCTAACCAGAAGTCGTAAAGCTCACCGTTTTGAAAGATTTCACCTGCCGTGTATTTCTCATACATAAAGGTCAGTGCATCTTTGACATTGACAATGTCACGCGCCGACATGGGTAAGTTTTTCTTGCCTTTTGCCTTTTCCGGTTTATTGTCTAATCCAGCTTCAGGCGCGGCTTTCAGCCACTCATTGACGTTAAGTGGTTCACCAGTAAAATAACCCTCCTGATGGCCATTAACAGGCCCATAACACGGCTGCTCAGGCCGGTAAACAGACTTATCAAACACGATGAACTCTTGACCAATACAGGCCACTAATTTGGCTTCAAGTGCTGCGCCTATGCGTATAGATTCATCCCGCGAAACTTCCCGATCAAGAGAAAGGATCACACGGCATCTGGGAGATTCGGGCTTACTCGAAGCGGTGGTATACCAAAACCCTTGATAACCCATGAGTTCAGCCCGAAGCTGATTAAACACCTCTGCGCCATCCATGGAATCCACATCCAAAGGGACCCACCGCCTGGGCTTTGCGAGTTTTTCCAGCCTGAAGGTATGCACGCCTGGGTTTTTCTCTGGGTTGTTATGCGCGCCAGCTTCCATGGGGCCGCAAATATAAGAAGCCTTGGCTTTGCTTTCTGATATGTTTCCCAGGACGTCAGATGCAAATTCTTCCCATGAGTTTGCGACCATCTGGGCCGGTTTGTTGTCGTATTTAGAACGGCCTTTTGAATATGCAAACATAGCGCACTCCTTATTTAAAAGAATATGCGTTGTATGCTGCCTCTTGGGACTTGCGCGCCTGCTCTATGCGGTCATTGATCCATTCCAAAACCTCGGCATGAACCCAAAACTTTACGCCATCAATTTTTAATGGGGCAGGAAAGCCAGATTCATTGATCCGTTTGACCAGGGTGTTATTAGACTTAATCCCGCACATTTTCAGTACGTCGGCTTGCTTAACAAGAATGGGAAGGATTTTCCCTGGTGTTGCGATTTGTGTTTTTAATGTCATTTTCAGTTTCCTAAAAATGATGACTTACACAACAAAACCATAGAACAGGTTGACCATAAACAATAGGACTACTATTATTAGGCCTGCTTATATGCAATTCCGCTTATAAGTGTTGTTGTAAATCATCTTTTGTATTGCTTACTACATCAAAGATTCGCTAGGGTTTGGGTTGCCGCCCTTGCCCTAGCACCTACACCACATCTAGTATTAACAAGAAAAAACAATACTAAATATTGTGTTTTTACGATCAAAGATCACCTTTGAAAGTTGGACCACAGAATATCACGGTTCATAAAAAAAGTGGACTTTTTGGCGTTCCATATGTCGCTAAGTATGATCCGGTACTCTTTACCTCATAACCCCATGAAAAATAAAGATAATTTAAATTAACTGTCTAATAAATGGTGATTGATAAGTACCAGTTTTGACAGGAATAACCATTTTTTGGCCCAAAATCTTTCAATAAAAAAAATTCACTTCGTTGCGCAATAACAACAAAGTTACAAAAAATAATATTATTTTTTACTCATCGCTGTTCACCGCATTAAACAAGATCTCCAGCGCCTGGCGTTTTTCGTCCAGGTAGTCGTGGCCATCATAGTTTTTATCTTGAACGCCACCAATGCCATGGCTCAATAACCGGCCTCTTACCTCGCGGCTTATTCCACGTGACGATAAAAGGGTTTCCACTCCAGAGCGAACGCGCTTCAATTGAAAGCCTTGGATTTCATCACCGACAGCATCCTTGGCCCATCGCGCCAGGGTGGTATTTTGTACGTGCGTGCGGTCATCAGTCGTAAAAATATATTGGCCTCTGCCGCCGCGTGGTATCTCTGCTTTGGCGGCATCTATCAACGGGATCAGAATTTCCCGCATGGTCGCGCCTGGCTTGCCCTTGTTGTCGTAAAGTTTAATTGTGCTTTCCGTCACATCGGCAGCAAGCAAGCGAACAAATTGTTCCATACGCTGGCCACCAGTCAACAGGTGCAATCTAAGCATCTGGCCCTTCAGTCCGCCCACTTGATTAATCAATTTCCAATACAGGCGCATTTCATTCAAACTTAACGGGTTTTTGCCTGACTTATTGGCTGTCCGGTCCGGCTCAATTTCAGTAACCGGATTGTGCGTAATTCTGTAATCTTTAAACTTGGCTGGAATATTTGCCTGCAATTTGGCCTTCAATGCCGTTTCATAAGCAGCTCGAATATAAGCACGTAGTTTATTGGCAGTGCGGCCTTTGCCGGCCTCATGGATAGAGCGCAAAACATCGGCGATCTGCTCGGCCGTAACGCTGTTGGCTGGCTTTGCTGATAGCTTTGGATGTGCCGTAAAGACATGCAGATTAAACACGCCACGAGATTCTGCGTGCGACTTCCTCCCCAGGACTTGCTGGTAATTGGAATAATCCTGCAAGAGCGCCTGAAGGGTATTCGATGATAGGCTTTTTTGGCGTTCCTGCTCTTGCCGTTCCAGTTCCTTTTGTTCGCGAACGGCTCCCAGGTATCCCCCGCTGTCTCGGTTCTCCAGATGGATCATGGCTATTTCTTGTGCTCTTGCCGCCGCGCCCTCGATGGTATAACCCAGCTTTGAGGGTTTCATGGCCTTGGGTGGTAGTCTGGGGTCCCATAGACCGATTTTCACGCGCTGAATCTTTTTATTGTGTGCGCCACGCCAGTAAAACGTAATCATGCCTGAAACGGTCTTGTATCCCTCCAGCGCGCCGCTAGGTACGATCGCTCGCAGCCTGACAAACTTACGTGCAGGAACTTCTAAAAGCAATTCTCTTTCTGACTTGTCATTACTCATGGATTAGCTCTAATTTACTATTCTGTTTACTATTTAAATTTAATAGAATAATAATATGCTTTGAATACCTTTGACAAGAAGAACATTTAATATAAAGGCTCTTAGAGGGGTATAGGTTATTGATTTACCATAGCACCCTATCAGATAAGTAAGGATTGAAAATCCTTGTGTCGGCAGTTCGATTCTGCCCCAGGCCACCAGAAATTCCTAAAAACGCCAACTTGTACGAGTTGGCGTTTTTGTTTTGTGCTCCGCGATTGACAACCAGCCCAGCAATATGCACCACAAACCTCAAAGCAAGATTCTGGAACAACGCGGATTAGTCTACATTTTCATAAACAACCTTACCGCATGTTTGACACAGAACGCATAGAACAGCTGGCCCGTGAACTGAACCAGTCAAAAAACACGCGCACTCCGCTTGCACAATTCACCCAACGCTACCCCGATATAAGCCTTGAAGATGGCTATAAAATCAGTCGGGCCTGGATCGCCATACAGCAGGCGGAAGGCAGGTCTGTCATTGGCCATAAAATCGGTTTAACCTCACGTGCCATGCAAATTGCCATGCAAATTTCAGAGCCCGACTATGGCACTTTACTGGACGATATGCTGTATACCTGCACGCCTGGACAGACACTGGATATCCCGCTTGACCGTTTCATTGCACCACGTGT